CTACCGGATGACGGGTCCGGTGCCGGGGAATCCTTCTCTTCGTCGGTTGCCACGGTTACGTCTCGTGAACGCGAACGCGGCGGAGCGTACCGCATTGTACCGACAGCGGTCTATAGACCGCTGTCGGACACCTATGCGTAACCGGCGGGAAGCGGAACCATCGGCGGGCGTCCGACGCCACCTAACCCCGGTGGAGGTGAGGCACCTTGCGGCTGCGTCGGCGGACCTTCGGAGTTGTTTGCGCCCTCCGGTCCCTGCGCTCGCGGGTCCTCAGCACCTGGGCCGCCGGGTTGCGGCGGCGGTGCCTGATTGAGCATCTGGATAGACGGAATGTTAGCGGTGAACGCTTCGGTCAAATCGATCGAATCGTCAATCGCTTCAATGAGTTTCTGGCCCAACCACTGCGGGTTCACGCCGGGAATCTGGATCAGGAACGGCACGAGCTGTTGCAGCGCCTGCTGACGCTGGACCTTGTTCGGTCGGCCGTTCGATCCGGCGACGATCTCCAAGTGCATCTCTGCCTGAATCTGGTCGCGGTTCATCTGCGGCCAGATGGCACCGGGACCGGCGATCTGCTGGACGGTCTGCGGGTCGAGGTTCGTCAGCATGATCTGCGAGGCGTCGCGAGCCAGGATCGACAGGAAGTCGTTCAGCTGGTCGGCCTCGGCTTCGAGCGCGGCGGTGCGCGCCTGTTCGGCGGTGGCCACGGCGGTCGCGGTGTCCGACGAGCTGCCGCCGAACGCGGGTTCGGCCATGCCCACGGTCTTGTAAACGTCGTCCATGATTCCCTGCGACTCGTACAGGTTCGGATCGACGCCGATTTTCGGCAGAGCCTGAATCAAGTCGCCGACTTTGTTTCCCGGCATCATGCCGTCGAGTTCGACAACCGCGTTGGCCTCCGCGCCGGTGAGTGCGCCCTTGTCGCCTTCGCTCAGTGCGCCCTTCGGCGTGACGTAGCCTGGACGGTTCGCCTTGCGGTGCTCGCGCAGCGCTTCTTTCTGCCGGTTCAGTTCCATCTGCTGCGGCGTCATGTTGCACACGTCGGACGGCGGGAAGAGCTTCGACGGGTTCTCCAGTTCGTTGAAGCACAGCGCGTAGATGGGGAAGAAGCGCTCCACCACGACTTCGGGGGCTTCCGGCTCTTTCAGGAAATTCTTGTAGCCGTCCGCCATCTCGAACTTCAGGCCCGTGGGCTTGTGATACTGCATCCACACGCACACCAAATCGTCGTGTCGGCCCGTCAGGTCGCTGCGCGGGTTCTGTCGGTACTCGATGCCGTTGGTGGAGTAGGCCGAATAACTCGGCCCGCCGGCAGGGTTCGCAGCGCCGCACAGGTCGAGCTGATAGAACTCCTTCACTTCGTCCGGCGTCATGAAGATTTCTTCGGTGAGCCAGTCCGCGCCGATCCAGCCGTCGAGCGCGATGCACTTGCGATCCGGGATCACGGAAGTAGGGCGGGGGAAGTCGAACGTCAGTCCCTCGCGGATGATAATCATCGGCTCCTTGCGCAGCTGTTCCATCGACAGCCGCAGCTCTTCGGCCTCGGCGTCGAGCATCGTCTTGTCGCCGTCCGGGCCCACGTCGTCGGCGAGCCGCGTGATGTGCGCGAGCCGCTGTTGAAAGTCGGCGATCTTCGCCTTGTTGTCCGGCGACATGTCGGTGGCGCGCTGGAATCCCAACTTCACGTAGCCCACGGCGGTCTGCACGGCAGAGCGCACGCACCGTTTCATCTGGCTCTTGAACGTCGGAATCTGTTCATCGATGTAGTAGTGGAAGCAGCACTCCAGCGTCTTGCCGAGCTTCTTGTACATCTCCTCTTCGGCCTTGCCCTGCTGCACGTCCATGATGATCTGCAACGCCTGGACAGGATCAGGCTGGCCGGCGGCGGCCATTTGCAGCTGCTGCATCGTGCCGTCCCAATACTTGTATTTCAGTTTCGGCCGGCACTTCGCGACCGCGCGCGGGTTCTTCGCGTACAGGCTCGCGACCTTCTGACGCACGAAACGCTGCGTGATGTTGACCTTGTAGTTGGACTTCGGCCACGAGCGCGATGCACCGGTCCACGCGACTTCCATGTCATCCAACATCTGTTTGAACGCGTCGCGGAAGTGCTTCTTGTCGGAGCGCACATCCTCCTGCAACTCCAGCACGAGCGCGGAGCGTGCTTCCGGAACGTCGATGTCATAGCCCTTGATAATCATTCACCAAACCTCCGCGAGCTGCGGGGACTCGCGTAACTTGCCCTGGTATTCCATTTCCTTTTTCCACCAGCCGTAGGTGCCGTGCTGCGCGGACTTCACGTCGCGTTGCGGCGTGCCGGCGATGAGCTGCAACACCTTCAGCCCCATGATTGAAATCGCGGTCACGAAGTCATCGTTCGTGCCGTGGGGGAAGTGCATGAGTTCGTGCTTCGCTTCCGGGAACCACGGCGCGGCGCGCGGGAACACGACGCGTCCGGCCTGCATCAGTCCGGCAACTGACTGCGCGATTGCTTCTTTGTTTTTGTGGACCGGGATCGAGTCGATCACGACAGGGATGCCGCGCTCGATTTTTCGCTTGTGAATCCACGGCCCGATTGATTTCAGGATCGCTTCGTTTTCGGCGAACCAGAATGAGGGCTTCCAGAGCGCCACCATGTCGAGCATGGCTTCGACCGTTTGGTCAGGCGGCCGGCGGTCCCAGTAGCAGTCGAGCAGCCAGAGATACTTGTTAGGGCACACTCCGGCGATGAGCATCACGGACGCGTCGTGCTTTTTTCGGTCGGTGCCGATGGCATGATCGCTCGCCGCGTAAATACGCATTTCCTCGGCTCGAGGACGATTGGTCGTCAGGTACGACTTGAGCCACGCGGCGCGGAAAAAAGATCCCTCTTCGGGCGATGGCCGCTGCTGATACAGCGCCATGAAGCCAGTCGGGTCGAGTCGCTTCTGCGCCTCCAACATCGACAGCGGAAATCGTTCTGGCCAGAGCGCTTCGCCCGCGCGGCGATTCATCGGGTCATTGAGTTCGGCGATGGCGGGTAGGTTCAGCACCTTCCACTTCGCCGCCTCTTCCTTGTTGTACGCCGGGTTGCGCGGATCAGTTAGGCGGCCAACGATGTCGTCCTCGTTCCATCGCGTCATCACGAGCACGACGCACGAGCCGGCGCGCATCTGGCGAGTGAGGAACACCTTCACAAACCACTGCCAGATTTTTTCGCGGATCGTCGGCGAGTCGGCTTCCTCCGCGTCTTTAATCAAGTCATCGGCAATGAGAAGGTGGCCGCCGCGACCTGTCGAGCTTGAGCCTCGCCCAACGAATGAAAGCTGTCCGCCAGCTGCTGTTTTAATGCGGTCTGATCCCTGAGCACCTGTCTTGAGCTTGCAGAGGGGAAACACGTCCTGATGTCGCGGGTGGCGGAGTACGTCACGCACATCCCGGCCAATGTCGCCAGCGTAGTCATCGTTGTATGTCGCAATGATGGTGGAGCGGTACGGGTCACGGCCCGTGAACCACGCGGGGAAAAACTTGCTGATCTGCTGCGTCTTGCCGTGACGCGGTGGCATCGTGACGATCAGCCTGGGCCACACGCCCTTGTCTACCTGTTCGAGTGCGGCGGCCAGAATCTTGTGATGCTTCGCGACTTCGTACATCGACTGCGACAAGTCGTCGGGGTCATCCGGCGAAGGCATCATCAGTCGGCAGTACGAAAGGAAATCGTCGCGCGCCGATTTGAAAACCTTCAGGCGCTCCAGTGCCTCAAGACGCGTTTGAAGCGTCTCGATGCCTTTGACCTGGGTCGCACGGTCATCCGCGTCGGCGGGTGACGGTCTCTCCAAGGCTTCGCTCATACGCTCCGGGCTGGACAGGGGCTGCACCGGATGGCCGTTGAGCGTTGTAGATTTTGGCGGCGCTGGCTTTCGCTTTCGCGGCCGGGACGCCTTTGTGGATGAATTCATCTCGTAACTTCAGGTACTTCTCGGGCATGGTCGTCTCATTGCTAGTTAGGGCTGATCCCCTGCCTCCGCGCGCCGGGATCGAGCCGCGAGGCTTACAAGTCCGTCGCGCGTTCTCCCCGTGGGGAGCTGGAGGCAGGGGTCAGCGTTCTTGCTTTTCATCGCTCGTCCGGTTTCGGTTCCGGGACCTGACCCATCACAGGGGCGGGCGGCGGAGCCAGGATCACTTGCCCAGTTGCAATCGCCTGCAACAAGCTGGTGGCGATGTCGTACTGCTCGCGCTGCGCGCGCGTGTGCGGCACCTGTTCTAAAAACTGCAATGCGTAAGAGGCCGCCACCTGCGGGTTGATCGAAACCTTCTGTGCGTCTTTGTCGTGTCCGTTTTGCATGGAGCCTCGCGTAGTTAGGTGTAGATGAACTGAACTCGGGCAGGCGCGCCGTTGCCGGCCTTGTTGGAACCAGAGTTGGTATTGCCGGCTCCACCACCGCCCGGAGCATTGCCATTCAGGCCAATAGACCCCTGAGTCCCGCCACCATTCGGCGATGAGCCGCCCGTGACCGCTGAGGAGCCGTTGCCGCCCGTCGTGCTCACCGATCCGCCGATGTTGGAGACGGTGCCGCCCGCGCCGCCGGTGTTTGTGGTGCCGGGGCCAGCGCCGTTGCACGCTTGCGTGAAAGATGGCGATGCGGAAATGACGTTGCTGTTGCCGCCGCTCGCCCCGCTTCCGTTGCCCGGACCTTGGAGACCAACCCCGCCGCCGCCCAGGTTGTAGGTGAACGTCTGTCCACCGGTGACGCTCAGTGTTCGCTCTGCGTAACCGCCGCCACCGCCGCCGCCGCCCGGAGGGCCGGTAAACAGTCCGCCGCCGCCGCCCGCGCCCCACAGCTTGATAGTGACGCTCGCCGCGCCGGCCGGAACCGTTTCCGTCTGACTAGTTAGCGGCCCGTTGTAGGTGTTGGTGATCGGCGTAAAGACCGCATTGATGTCCTTGAACACTTGCGACAGGTCTGTGCCGCCTGCGATCTTGAATCCGGTGTCGGCGCGCGCGGTTGTGGAGCCGCGCGGCTCGTAACGGTTATTGATGTCGGTGCCGGCCGAATCCTTGAACCCGGTCGCCGCAGCCGCAGCGCTGACGCGCGTTGCGAACACCGCATCCAAGTCGGTTCCATTGGCGATTCTGTAGCCGACCGTCATCGCTTACTGCTTACGGCGTGAAAATCTGCGTCAGGATGTCGCTCACGGCATCCATGCTCGCGGCGTAGGTTTCCACGAACTGATTGGGGTTGTTCACGCCGCCGGGCATCTGACGCACGAGAAACCCGCCGCTTTCGACGGGGATCACTTGCGCCTCATGACCTAACAGCGGATCGGTGTTGCTGATCGGCATACAAAACTCCTTGGTGAAATCAGGCGGCGAATGGCTCGAAAATCTTGTTGAGCCAGAAAACGACTTCGGGGATCGTGGCGGCGTACAGCGTCGCCGGCACCGTGGCGCTGCCCTGCGATGTGATGATGTAGCCGTTGGCGACGTAGCGAACATTGGCGATGGCGTTCATGGGTTACTCCGTCATGCAATAGCTCGCGACTCTTGCCAGTCGGCGAGCAGTAGTAAGGCGAGGCGGTCATAGGAAACAGTCTTGCCGTCCGACAGTTGTGGACAGACCTCGTGGACTTCTTCGGCGATGAGCCCCAACTGTTCGCGTGGGTCGCCGTCTAACAACCGGTACAGGATCGGGCGCAGCCGCGAGAGAATGGCGCGAGCGCCGGTCGGTTTGCCGGTCTCGGACTTCAACGTGCGCGACGAGCTAACCTGAAAGCCGTTCGCCACCACGTTGAAATCGATTTTTGCGTCAACGCCGTTCGAGTGACGGTAGATCAGCCACTTCGAGATGCCCGTGATATAGATTCCGGGCGTGGAGCCTTCCGACATGAACACCGGGTTGAGACTGCCGTCGTTAACGCCGATGCCGTGGAAGCCGCCGGTCGTGCCTTGCACCCATACGGAGCCGTAGCCGCCCAAGCCCGACAGATTGACAACGCGGCCACCTGCCGAATTCTTCAGTCCGTCTTCCGCCACCAGCCACGTGCTCGTGCGAATCTGGCCGGGCGAGTAGACACCGCTCGGAAAATCGCTGTTTGGGTTCAGTCGAAGGAATGAGTTGTCCTCGTTAGAGAACGCGCGCAAGTTGCCCAGCCGCACCTGGGTAGAGTTTGGCGTCGGCCCCTGAATGTCCAGATAGGACCCGTTGATCTGTAGCGGTAGGTAGGTGGCGCTGCTCCGGTTGTAAGTCAGGATCACGCCCACTGTGCCGCTACCGCCGATGCCAAGTTCCAGCCCTGCCGTCTGGCGAAGGCCGGAGCCACTGTACGTGCCGGTGATTTGCAACTGTCCATCGTTGCCAATGCGGAAGGCTTCGACGTTGCCGTTACCAAACAGCACGGGGACGCCGGTTTCTTGGTTCCAGACTTGGAAGCCGTTGTCAGCCGTGCCGCCGTAACCGACGTAGCCCTTCACCGTCGAGGCGTTGTCGCGGTAGAAGAGTAGATAGTTGCGCCCCACAGACCCGTTGGCGACCAAGCGCAGCGGTGAATCACTTGCCGCCATGATGACGCGCTGACCACCCGCTGCCGCGAAGGTCGTTTGATTGGCACTGCCGCGATAGAACCCCATGCCGGGTTCCGTGCTCCACGCCACTCCGGGCGCGGCAGTGGTGCCGTCCGGTCCAATCTGCACCTGCGTGACATTCGCGACGCTTCGCACTGCGCGCAGCGCAATGTTCGCCACGGTCCCGGCATCGTCGGTCGCGAACAGCTGCCAGTTGGTTGAGGTGAGGTTGTTGACCCACCGGCCCTGATCGGCTGGTGCGCCCGTGTTTCGCATCTCGAAGTACGGCGGGTTCGCGGCGATCTTGAGCGATGAGCCATCGGGCGCGAGCGCGCCGGCTTTCGTTCCGAGAATTTGTCCTGAGAAGGTGGCCGTGCCAGTGCCGAGAAAGTTGAACAGGGGATTGTCGGTCGTGTTGCCAAACGAAAGCGCGTTGCCCTGAACGATGAGTAGTTGGCGACTGCCAGCATCGCCACGGCGGACGTAGAGCGACGCCGCCGTGCCGTCGCCAGCCGTGATGAGTAGGCCGTATGGGATCGCGCCCGCATTGGTGATCTTGGCGCTCCAGTCCGCGCTCACGCCGTTGATGTTGACGGGGCACGCGGTCCCGGACGGCGAGTAGGTGTGAACGCCGGTCCACGTCGGCGCGATAGCCTGCGAGAGCGCGGGCGAGGAATCAGAGCGCGGCGCGGTCGCCGCGACGCCGTTGACGGCAGTTAGGCCGATGAGCCCTGTCGGGTCTGCGAGATTCGCGGCGGGACCGACCGGGCCCTGAATACCCTGCGGACCTTGGATACCTTGAATGCCCTGATCGCCGCGCGGGATCGTGAAGTCGATGGTCTGTGTCGGCGAAGTGCCAGTGATCTGAACGATGGCGGCACTGCCGGCCGCGCCGGTTGTCACGGTGCCAACGGCGAGCGCATTCGGCGGGCCAGCGGGACCGATGACGCCCTGCGGACCCGTCGCGCCGACATCGCCGCGCGGGATCGTGAAGCTCAGTACCTGCGCCGGGGACGTGCCGCTGATCGTGACATCCGCCACGCTTCCGGGCGCGCCCGTGGTTACGGTGCCAATGCTCAGGATGTTTGGCGGGCCGGGGCCGCCGGTGATGTTCGTCCAACTATCGGGATCAGACGGGTTGCTGCGATCAGTCAGGACGTAGGTGTTCGGCGGACTTCCCCACGTCGCGTAGGTCTGGCCAAGGCCCAGGTCATTGCCGGGGATGGCGTCCCAGATGTCGAAGGCTTCGCCGACATCGGTGCCGGCAGTCCCAAGGTCAATCGTTTCGGTCGCGTTGTAGTCGCGGGCGCGGATCGCCCACCACTTCGAGGAAAACATTCCGTCATCGACGGCTTCCGGCCAGCCGGGAGGGGCGGGCAGCACCGGACCTTCTAA